TCAGAAATCCACGGCCTGCTCCGCTCTACTGCTGCCGCTTCTCTCGACGTCTGGCACTTATCTCAAGAATTTACAACACTACCTGTGCTTTCCGATACCTTCATCAAAGATACACCTCCAATCGACCGTGTAGTCGCTGTTCCTTCTCAGCCTCAATTTATCGGCGATTTCTATCATCAACTACGCTGCGTACGCCCAATGCCTCTCTACGGTGTACCTGGCAACATTGATAGGTTCTAACCATGGAACCCGCAACAATGGTCGCTGCTGCTGCCGCCGCCTTAGAATTCGCTGGCGGCGTCATCACCAACAAATCATCTTCGAAAGAAGCTGCTAAAAACCGTGCATTCCAAGAATATATGTCTAGCACGGCTCACCAGCGCGAGGTCAAAGACCTCCTGCAAGCTGGCTTAAATCCAGTCTTGTCTACTAAATACTCCGGCGCATCTTCTCCGACCGGCGCAATGCCTAACCTTCAAAATCCTTTCGAAGGTGCAACAAACTCCGCTAAAGAAATCTCATTACAAGCCGCCCAAAAAAAGCTCCTTGAAGAACAGCGTTCTACTACTGAACTTCAAGGCAATCAAGCTGGCTCTCAGGCCGGCGTTAATGCTACTCAAATGGGCATCAATCAGGAACTCATCCATAAAGCTAAAGAAGACATCAAAACATCCAGGGCCACTGCTCAATCAATTGCCCTAGATAACGACGTTAAAAAAATCGAGGTCGACTTCTTAAATAAATACCCCGAAGTCGTTAAAACTCGCTTACTCGGTGAGGCTGGCTCAGCTATCACCGATGTACTCCCCTCGATTAAAATTCCACAAAAACACACCTACCCTAAGCCAACCGGCCAAACTCGGAGATAACTACCATGTCAAAAGATAATCCCAACGATCTGATCAAACTCCTTCGGGCAGCCGCTCGCAATAAATGCAAAATGGACTTTTCCAAAGCCAAAGGCCTGACCGAACAACACCACAAAACTGAGGTCGACATTCGCTCTATCCTCACTCAATTCAAGCGCACGGGCGTCCTCAAAACCGCACCAGGCGCTTCCTACTTCGACTCCCTCGATATTCCGGATTTTCAATCCGCTATGAATATCGTCGCCGAAGGTCAATCTGCCTTCGCCGAACTACCCTCCAATATCCGGTTCCGTTTCAAAAACGACCCGGACAACTACTTGCGGTTTGTCACAAATCCCGCAAACATCGCAGAACTGCGAGAAATGGGCTTAGCGCCACCCGCCAAAGCCCCCCCTATCACCCCTCCGGTGATAACCCCGCCTACTCCCGTAGGCTAGAAAAAGCCCCTTCTAGGGGCTTTTTTTATATCCCTACCAAGCTCGCGCAGGTCAGGGGAAACTTGTTTCCCCGCACCTGCGGAGCAACCAAAGCCCGTAGGGCTGCGGTAGCGGTTACAGTACTCACTTGATGTAACTGTAACCACTGACATTATTATTAATGTCCTAACCCCCTGATCTGGTCAAAAAATTACCAAAATAAAACAAAATTAACTAATTCCCTCTTGTCACATTTAAAAAATATATATATATTCCAAACTTCTCAACCAATCAGGAACTACCTCTCATGAAACGCTCATCAGTTTCCATGAAAAAATCTAAAAAATCCTTCTCTCGATCCGCCTCCTCAACGCACAAAAAGAACCTGGGCTCTGCCGGTTCTAAATTCGTAATGCGTGGCGGCATCCGCCTGTAAAATGTGCCCTGCTATCATCCTCTACAGGCCTATTACTCAAGATCGCTAAATCCCAATGGAAAGCGCAATCTTGTCTTTAATCTCTCTCACGCTGGCTCTAGTCCTAAGTCTGTCCAGCTGCCCTGTGGACAATGCATCGGCTGCCGACTTGAACGCTCAAGACAATGGGCCATGCGATGCGTCCACGAATCCTCCTTGCACCAAAACAACTGTTTCATTACCCTCACCTACGACGACGAACATCTCCCCGCCGACGGGTCACTCTCCAAGCGAGAATGGTCCAACTTTATGAAATACTTTCGTAAACAGTTTGGGCCTAAAATCCGCTTCTTCATGTGTGGCGAATACGGCGACGCTCTGCGTCGCCCTCATTATCACGCTTGTATATTTAACTTCGACTTCACTGACAAAATCCACTACACAACTCGTAACGGGGTAAAACTCTATGTCTCTCCGTCATTACAAAAACTCTGGCCTAAAGGCTTCTCAACTATCGGCGATGTTACATTCGAATCCGCCGCTTATGTCGCCAGATATATCACCAAAAAAATCACTGGCGACCTTGCTCACACTCACTACGATACTCTTGATACTTCTACAGGCGAGCACACAAGCCTGACCCCAGAATTCCAACTCATGTCCCGTCGCCCAGGCATAGCCCATGCCTGGTATCAACAGTTCAAAACTGATCTCGATAAAGACTTCATCACGCTCAACGGCGCAATCATGCGCCCCGCAAAATATTACGATTACTTACTTAACAAGGAAATCTTAGGAGAACCAGAACTACAAGCCCGCAAGCTTGAACGCAAAAAAAATGCGTTAAAACAATCACACGACAACACTCAAAAACGTCTCGACGTTAAAGAAACAATCAAACATAAACGTATACAACTACTTCACCGGAGCCTCGAAAAATGAAAACTAACATTTATACAATCTACGATACTAAAGCCAAAGTCTATAACCGTCCGTTTCACTTGCTGAACGACGATATCGCACTTCGTACTGCTACCGATCTCGCATCGGATTCAAATACCGACCTTGGCAAACATCCTCAAGACTTCATCATGTTTAAATTAGGTGAATACGACGACAATACAGCCACCTTCGATCTTTTCGACTCACCCGTATCTATGTTCAAATTCCATGAACTCATTAACTTCAACATTACTTGATAGGAGATAACAATGAAATCAGTTATGCAACATCAATTCAGCCGCGTTCCGCAGGCTGATATACCTCGCTCCTCCTTCGACAGAAGTCATGGTATTAAAAACACCTTTGACTCTGGCTATCTCATCCCCTTCTTCGTTGACGAAGCTCTACCAGGGGATACTTTCAACTTACGCTCTGCGGGTTTAACCCGCATGGCTACTCCAATCTTTCCAGTCATGGATAACATGTATCTGGAAACCTTCTACTTCGCCGTTCCGCTCCGTCTCGTCTGGACTAATTTCCAGCGTATGATGGGCGACCAAATCAATCCCGGCGACTCTACCGACTTCATAGTCCCAGTTCTCGATACTACTGGTGCTATCTTCGACGTCGGTTCACTCTACGACCATCTCGGCCTACCTACTGACAAAACTGCCGTAGCTGGCGTCTCTGCGCTCTTTACTCGCGCTTACAATCTGATCTGGAACGAATGGTTCCGTGATCAAAATTTGCAAGACCGTGCTGTCGTCGATCTCGACGACGGCCCTGACACTCTCACTGACTACGTCTTGCTTCGTCGTGGCAAAAGACACGACTACTTCACTTCCTGCTTACCTTGGCCACAAAAAGGCCCTGACGTGGAACTTCCTTTAGGCTCTTTAGCACCTGTCATTACAAACAATCTTTCACCAGTATTCGCTCGCACCTCTGGTAATGCCTTCGTTGACGGAACTATGTACGTCGACGTTTCAACACCTGCATTCCAGCCAACTGACGTTGGTACTGCTACTGACGGTGCTGTCCGCTTCGACACAGAATCTGGACTTGTTGCAGATTTATCTGCCGCTACTGCATCAACAATCAACCAATTGCGCCAAGCCTTTCAAATTCAAAAACTATATGAACGGGACGCCCGTGGCGGTACCCGTTATACTGAAATCATTCACTCTCACTTCGGCGTTACGTCCCCCGACGCTCGCCTACAACGTCCTGAATATCTCGGCGGTGGTTCCACCCGCATTAATATTCATCCCACTCCACTTACCGCCACAACTGACGTTACTGAAACTAATCTCATTGCTGGCTCACTCTCTGCCTTTGTTACTGGCTCATTCCAGGGCAATGGCTTTACAAAATCATTCACTGAACACTCAATTGTTCTCGGCTTTATCAACGTCCGTGCCGATCTTACCTATCAGCAAGGCCTCAATCGTATGTGGTCACGCTCTGATCGCTTCGACTTCTATTGGCCTGCTCTCTCTCAAATCGGCGAACAAGCCGTATTTAACAAAGAAATCTATACTCAAGGCTCTGCCGGCGGTACTCAAGATAACGAAGTATTCGGTTATCAAGAACGCTTCGCTGAATACCGCTACAAGCCTTCAGAAATCCACGGCCTGCTCCGCTCTACTGCTGCCGCTTCTCTCGACGTCTGGCACTTATCTCAAGAATTTACAACACTACCTGTGCTTTCCGATACCTTCATCAAAGATACACCTCCAA